CATTGGAGACCCTCAAGCGCCACAAGCCCGTTCTCATCATCGAGAGACCCAAGGAGGACTCGATGAACGTCATCCGCCTGCTTGGCTACCGTCTTGCTGATGTCGTCGGCAAGGACAGCGTTTTCGTGGATAAGTGACATGAAGGTGATGATCTGCTCGTCGTGGTCCGAGGCTGGCTTCGACCTCTACGGGCGTCGTTGGCTGGAGACGGCTGAAGAGCATTGGGACGGCGAGATCGACATCAACGTGGTGAACGACGCGCGGCTGGAGATCGATCTCGGCTTCCGAAACTTCATGGTGCGCCACGCGGCTCAGAAGTTGGACCCGACCCAGCCCGGCTACGACTACCGGCAGGACCTGCTGCGCTTTGCCCACAAGGTCTTTGCGCTGAAGATCGCCCTCAAGGATGCCGAGGAGGACGGCCATGATTGGCTGGTGTGGCTCGATGGCGATGTCGAGACCCGCGCCCCTCTGACCATGGATTTCCTCAAGCGCATCCTCCCAGATGACAAGGACGGAGTGCTGCTCTCGCGCGCTCAGACCGCCACGCATCCCGAGTGTGGATTCATGGCCTTCAACCTCCGTCGCAAGGGCGGGGACCTCCTCAAGAAGTTTGTGGGGATGTACGAAAAGGACGATGTCCTGAAGCTCTCGGAACTCCACGACAGCTACGTCTTCATGGTCTGCGTCCTCGCGCACATGGAGGCCGAGAAAAGCGAGTGGCATGATCTTTGCCCGGCTGGGGCTGGACCATATGGCCTAGACGCCTTTGAAGCATCTTCGCTGGACAACGTGTTCGTACACAAGAAGGGCAACCGCAAGGCCGGGAGGACCAATGCCGAGATCGTGGAGCGCCTGCTCTGCGGGGCGAAGTCGGTGCGGATCGACCCACGAAACTTCGATGGCGAGGTGCCAGAGGATGCTGTGCCGGTGGTCGATTGCGACATGGTCCCAGTCGAGGACATCCGCCGCGCCCTGCTGGCGCTTGAGGATAAGCCATTGATTTTAATTGGTTTTTACTCGTCCGACGAGGAGGGCAAGCACATCGACACCAGCCGCTTTGGCATCAATGCCGTGCGGACGGACACGATTGTCTTTGAGTCGGTCGAGCGGGCCAAGGACGGGCTGGGGTTCGTCCATGTGGCGGTCACCCGCGACTTCCCGCTGATCCCCGATGACCTCCCCGTGTTTCACCAGCGCCAGATGTCGGCGGTGAAGAAGGAGCAGATCAAGGCAATCACCAATAATGCGTACCGGACCAACATGCTCGTACAGACGCAGAACTGCGTCCCCAACGAGACGATCCATGCCAACATCAAGGCGAACCTCGACCAGATCCAGAACTGGGTCAGCTACACCCGCCACCACATGCGCCGGGCAATCATCGTCTCCGCTGGTCCGTCGCTCGACATGGAAGAGACGATGGACGCCATCCGTGACGAGGTGGAGAACGGGGCCGTCCTCTTCTGCGTGAAGCACAGCCACCAGAAGCTGATCGACGCCGGGCTGACCCCGTGGGGTTGCGTCCTCCTCGACCCGCGCCCCCACGAGGGCTTCAGCACCCACGGCCACGCCCGCGCCAATCTGATCCCCGCCGCCCACCCGGGCGTCCGGTACTTCTGCGCCTCCATGGTCGATCCCGGCGTCGTGAAGCGCCTGATCGAGACTGGCGGGAAGGTCCATGGCTGGCACGCGGCGGTAGGCGCTGACGAGAAGGATGTCCTCCCCAAGGAACACCAGAAGTTCCTTATGGGTGGCGGTTCCTCTTCTGCTGGAAGGGCAATGATCCTCGCGTGGCAGTTCCTTGGCTTCCAGTCGATTGGGCTGTACGGCTTTGACTCGTGTCATCTGGACGAGAGCAAGCTGGACAAGTCCGCGCGGCATCAGGACGGGACTCCCAAGTACGTCCTCATGGAGGTGGCAGTTGGGGGCCAGACGAAGCAGTTCTGGACTGACCGTGACATCCTCTGTCAGGCGCAGGACTTCACCCGGTTCCTCCAAGAGAGTCCGTGGATCCAATGGGATGCACATGGACCGGGGATGGTGTCGTGGTTGTGGAAGAACACTCGTGGCATTATGCCCCCCCTTGAGGAGACCTATTGATGCACGATGACCGCAAGTGGAGAGGCGACAACGACAAGGTCAAGCGCAAAAAGCGTCAGGCCCTGAATGCGCTTCTCGTCAACATTGCGGACTCGCTCGATGAGAAAGAGCGGGAGTCCATCGCACAGGTGTGCCTTGAGGACTTCCGTTCCGACAAGGAAAGCCGCTCCGAGTGGGATGCCATGCATGCGGACTGGGTGGCTGTCTACAACCAGCAGGACGCCCCCATGAACCGCCCGTGGCCCGGCTCGTCGGACGAGTCGCTTGGCCTGTTGACGGAAGCCTGCAATTCGTTCCAAAGCCGTGCCTACAAGGCGTTCTTCTCCTCCCGCCTGCCGGTCTCTGCGATCTCGACCAACCCCTCGATCCCGGGGTCGTCCGAGCGCGCCAAGCGGGTCACCCAGTTCCTCCAATGGTCCCTGTTCTTCAAGGATCAGACCTACAAGGAGGACAAGTCCGCGATGCTCCTGCGCGTGGCTGTCCACGGCAGCGACTTCTCCAAGACGTACTTCGACCCCGTGATGAACCGGATCGTTACCCGTCCCGTGCGCGCGGAGGACCTGTTCGTCCCCTACCACATCGGCCCAATCAACATCGAGGATGTGCATCGGAAGACCGAACTGATCTACATCCAGTTGAACGAGGGCCGCATCCGGGCGTCTGAGGGCTACTTCCTCTTGCCGCCCGAGCCGATGATGATCGGCAACGTCACCTCGCTGATCCAGCAGCAGAACGATCAGGACAACGGGATCAAGCCGTCCTCTATGGAAAGCGAGGACATGGCCCAGATCATCGAGCAGCATCGCGATCTGGACATCGACGGCGACGGCATTGCCGAGCCCTACAAGGTCTGGGTGGATGTGACCTCGGAGAAGCTGCTCCGCATCGAGGTCCGGTACGAGGTGGACGAGTTTGGCCGCCCCCTGAACGGTCGGATGCCCATCGAGGAATACACCCACTACCGCTTCCTCGCGAACCCGGATGGCTTCTACGGCTACGGACTGGGCTTCCTGCTGGGCAAGACCAACATCGCCATCAACAAGCTGCTGCGCCAGTTCATCGACGCCACCACCCTGTCGATCCATGGCAACATGAGCGGGTTCATCTCGGAGGCCCTGAACATCAGCAAGGGGCCGGTCAAGATCGAACTTGGCAGCCTGAAGACGGTCTCCGCGAGTACGGACGACATCCAGAAGGGCATCAAGACCCTCTCCTTCCCCGCGCCGCCGCCTACGCTCATGCAGGCCATCGCGCAGCTAGAGACCCGCGCCCAGCGCATCGGCGCGACCACGGACGCTGCCGCTGGCGACATCAACAAGGTCTTCCAGCCCACGACCATGCAGACGATGGTCGAGCAGTCGCTGGTGATGTTCACGAGCGTACAGGAGTTCCTGCTGCACTCGTGGAGCAAGGAACTGAACAAGATCTATCGCCTGCACGGGATCTACTTCCGTGGAATCGAGGGCTTCATTTCGGTCACTCCTGAAGGTCCGCAGGAGATGGTTGTGACAGAGCAGGACTTTGCTGACGACATGCTCATCATGCCCGTGGCCGATCCCCGCATGATGAACCAGCAGAGCCGTCTCCAGAAGGCGCAGTTCCTGTTCGACTTCGCGACCAAGAACCCCATCGTCGGCAACAACCCAGAGGTCCTCCTTGCGGTGTCGAGGAGGCTGCTAGAGGAGATGGAAATCGATGGCATTGACAGCATTCTTCCGCGATCTGCTGACCAACTTCCGCCACCTCCGCCGGATCCGAAGGTCATGGCGGAGCAGGCCAAGGTAGAGGTCGAGCAGCAGAAGCTCCAGCTAGAGGCTCAGTCGGCCCAACAGGACATCCAGTTGCAGGCTGAGAAGATGCAGATCGACCAGCAGATGAAGCAGGCGGCGATGATTGCCGACCAGCAGCTTCAGCAGATGCGTATCGACAACGAGCGCGCCATGCAGGAACTCCGCATCCAGAACGAGATGCAGATTGCCCAGATGAAGCAGGAGTTCGATAGCCTGCGAATGCAGCAGGAACTTTCCGTGCAGCAGGCCATCGCGACGCAGAAGGCGCAGATCGAGGCTGAAGCCAAGATCACCATCGCCCGGATGCAGCCGGGATCCCAGACAACTTCGCTTTGAGGAGACGGGAAGATGCCCAAGACGCCAGCGTGGCAACGCAAGGAAGGACAGAACGAAAGGGGTGGCTTGAATGCCAAGGGCCGGGCCAGCTACAAGGCTGCGACCGGCGGCACCCTCAAGCCCCCGCAGCCCGAAGGTGGGGCGCGCAAGCGGTCATTCTGTGCGAGGATGAGCGGCATGAAGAAGAAGCTCACCTCGGCCAAGACCGCCAACGATCCCAACTCCCGTATCAACAAGTCCCTCCGTGCATGGAAGTGCTGACATGGCAAAGTCCATTCCGAAGAACCCCAAACTCTGGTCTGCCGCAAAGGCCGCTGCCAAGCAGAAGTTCGACGTGTACCCAAGCGCATATGCCAATGCGTGGGCAGCCAAGGAATACAAGCGCAAGGGCGGGACTTGGGGAGGCGCGGACAATCGCGTCAAGAAAAAGTGAAGGGCGGTCTCGGCAAGTGGTTTGGCGAGCGATGGGTTGATGTTAAGACCGGCAAGCCGTGTGGTCGTAGTGGTGCAGAGAAGTCTAGGCGTGGATATCCTGCCTGCCGCCCAGCAGCCGCTGCCGCAAAGATGACCCCCACTCAGAAGGCCTCGATGGCTTCCAAGAAGACTGGTCCAGCTCGAAAGAACTGGCCCGTCACGCCATCTGGACGCAAACGATGATCCACAACATCGACCCAGACGAGATCGAGAGCTGGCGGCGGCACCCGGTAACCCAGTACCTCCTACAGGAGGTGCGGCGGCAGAACGTCAACCACCGCTACCGGGTCGCCACCGATCTCCTGACGCTTGGCCGCGCACAGGGCTTTGACGAGGCTCTTGCCCTGATGGGTAGGTTGCTCAATTCCCCCGATGGGATAGGTTGAGGCAAACGGAGACCCGCATGATACGACGCCAGAAGCGCATGAAGACCAGCCAGATCGACGCTGCCATGGAGATGCTCCGCAGCGCCGGTCGCCGTGGCGATACCGAACTGGCCCATGTGAACCCTCGCGAGAAGGCCATCCTCAAGGCCATGGGCGGGGCTGGAAGCAGGAACCCGCGCACGGGCCTGCGGGAGTATTACGATGCCAGCATGGACCCGGACTACATCTCCCCCGAGGATCTGCGCCGCATTGACGAGGCAGAGGCCAGTTCCTTGCGCGCCATGGACGCAGAGTCGATGGCCCGTAGTGCTGGGTCTGCCCCAAAGGTCATTGAGCGCCACAAGTCGGCCTATGACGAGGCGTACCGCATCCTCCACGACCTCATCTCCGAGGTCGCCAACAAGGGCCGCTACGGAGATACGGAGGTTGTCCCGACGACCCCTCGCGACCGAGCCATCCTGAAGGGTCTTGGCGGTGCCGGGACCGTGAACCCGCGCACGGGCCTGCGGGAGTATTACGCCGGGGCAGAACCCGGAGGCGATTTCTCTGTTGAGAGCGCGATGGCTGGAGAAGGCACGAATGTCGGGACTAGTGGCCTAGGAACAAATGCCACGGGCGTTGACACCGAAACGCCGTTCGGACCAGAGCAGCCGACAACCATGCAGAATGTTCGGGGATACATTGGTCAGGTCCTTGAAGATCCCGATTCAATTCCGGGCCTTGGGGTAGTCGGGATGGTACTTGGCCAAGCCATGTCTGGCTTGAGCCGCGCCGCTCGCGAGGCGGGCTACGATGTGATTGCCCCCGGCGGCGCTCGCCCCGGTCGTAGCCCGGAACAGGCGGCCAGAGAGCAGGCGCTTTTTGAGGCCGGGTTTCCCGGCAACCGAAGCGGCGGCGACAACATTGCCATGGCACTCGGTGCTATACCCGTCTCCGCTCCCACGCCCACGCCCCAATATCTTCGCGGCGGCCAGATGGCTGCCCCGCAGGAGATCTCCTCCTTCATCGGCCCCGGCATGAGCGATCTCCAGCAGCGGGCGCTCATCTCCACCTACGGGACGCAGGGCGTCAACAGCGCCTTCCGCACGGACCCGGTGCGCCGGTACTACGCCAACCTCCTGTCGCGCGGCCTGATCTCGGATGCCGGTGCGCCCGTGCAGAATCCCTATGTCCTTCCCATCGAACAGCAGTATGCTTCTCAGGTTCTGGGCCGACCGATGACCAACCCCTCGGATGCAGCGGCGGCCTATGAGTCCATCCGGGGCCTTCTCTAAGGAGTTCACGATGAAGAAGAAGCCGAAGAAGGGTGGGCGGGGCTGCTGATAAGCCTGCCAGTCTAGCTCACCTAGGAAGGGGCGGGGTACGTCTCCCCCTCCTGCGTATCCCCCCCTTCCGCACCCTCTCCTCTTGTCGTTAGGTTTGCGACGGGCATATCGCCCAAGAGGAGAGCATGAGCAAGAAACTCAAGCCCTTGTTTGCAAGGGTCGTCGTTCGCGCTGAGACGCTACAAGCGTCCATCGCCACAAAGTTCTCGGGCCTGTCCAAGATGGGTTTCGAGATCCCCAAGACCGTCGAAGAGAAGATGATCCCCGATGAGGGCATCGTCATTTCCGTGGGCGAAGCCTGCGAGGTGATGAAGCCCGGTGACCGGGTCCTGTTCGGGAAGTGGGCAGCCAAACCCATTGCCTTTGAGCCGGGCCTGTACGTCATGCAGGAAGAGGACATCATCGGGATCATCGAGGGTGACGAGAAGGCGGTGGCCGCATGAGCGAGCGCATCGGAAACCGGGTCGAGGTGTCGGATGACGAAGTCGCCACTCCTCAGAAGCCTGCTGCGCCTCAAGCAGTTTCTCCTGAACCCAAGCCCGCCGCCACCCCGGCCCCCAAGGCGAAAGCGGAGGAGGGTGAAGAGAAAGGCACGGACTGGGTCGAAATCGAAGACCCCAAGCTGAAGGCCCGCTTCAACCGCCTATACCGGCACACGAAGGAGGCGAACGAACGCGCGGAGAAGACCGAGCGCCAGATTTCCCTCCTTGCCGAGCAGAACGGCAAGCTCCAGAAGGCCCTCGAAAGCATCGCTGGCGGCCTGAAGGACAAGGAGACGCAGGCGGAACTTGCCACCCTTAAGAAGGAGGCGAAGGAAGCCCTCGCAACCGGCGACACGGAAGCCTTCATGGAGGTCAACGAGCGCCTGCTTGAGATGAAGCAGGAGAGCAAGAGGCCTCCCGCCCCCGCTGCCGAAGCCGCGCCGCCAATCACCCAGACCGAGATGCAAGTCCTTCAGGGCTGGCAGACGGCTAAGGGCGACGATGGCGAGCCGCTGCGTCCTTGGGCGCTTCCGAACCATCCCGAGTTCGCGGCCACCCAAGAGATGATCCAGAAGGTGGCAAACGAGCCCGGCATGGGCAATGCGTCGATCCGCGAACTTCTCAAGGAGGTGGACAAGCGCATGGTTCGCCTGATGGACGATGACGACGAAGACGACGCGCCGAACCCGGTGCGCCGCGCCTTTACGTCGCCTCGCGGGCGACCGGCACCAGCAGAGCGCCAGCAGACGAACCTGAGCAATCAGGAGCGCGTCATTGCGGAGGCGATGTTCATGGGCGGACGCGGTTCCCTTGCCAAGACGGCAAAGGAGGCGCACGAGCTTTACCTGAAACAGAAGAAGGCCATTGGTAGGGCCGTTGCGGTGGAGGACTAACATGGCAGATAATCACGAGATCGAGACCGGAGCCGGTGCGCTTGCGGAGTCGATGAAGGGCCGAAAGAAGAACGCGAAGAAGGGAAACCGTAGCTGGACGCCCGCTGCGCCTCTCGGCATCAAGGCAAAGGACCCATCCAACAGGCTTCGCTGGGTCCACGCCGAACCCGCCAATATGCTCCGAAAGCGAGCAGAAGGTTGGGAGCAGGCGGATGTTGGGGACGCCGTTCACGACCGTCCAAACGGTGTGGAGAGCGGTGCGGGGACACCGGCCGGTGTGCTGGAGTATCGGGACATGGTCCTGATGAAGATGCCCGAAGAGATGGCTCGTGAGCGCGAGGCGTTCTACCGCAACGCATCTCAGGAGCAGGTCTCGGGCCTCAAGACTCGGGCCAAGAGAGACATTCGCGCCAAGACGGGTGTGACCGTCGATGGCGACATCACCATCGATTAACCCTTCCACAAGGAGATAACCAATGACTGACGCTCCTTATGGCCTTCAGGCCATTCGTAGCAAGGCCGCTGGGAATACCCTCCGCACGAAGCTCTATCGAGTCACGGCGTCGGGTAACACTCAGGGCATCTTCATCAACGATCCCGTCCGGTTCAACTCGGCGGGTCTTGGTGTCATCCGACTCTCGTCCAATGCTGCGGCGAACACCCGCTGCCTCGGCGTCGTCTCGGAACTGTTCGATGAGAACGGTCGCCCGCTGACGTTCAGCCAGCCGAGCCGTGGCCCCTTCCTCCCGGCCTCGACGGCTGGTTGGGCGGCGGTCTACGACAGCCAGCAGATCACGTTCATGTGTCAGGCCGATGCCTCCGCTGCGGAGACGCTGGTCGGGCAGTATGTGTCGCTGACGGCTGCGACGAACGGCAACACGGCTGCTGGCACCTCGGTGATGCAGATCCGTGCGGCTTCGGCGGACACCTCGGTCAAGACCTTTCAGGTCCTTGGCCTTGCGCCGACAGAGGCTCGCGGCCTCGGAAGCGTGGCGAACAATGCGGCTTGGGGCAATGCCTTCATTGACCTTGAGGTCCGCATCGCCCTCCACTCGTACACTTCCTGATAGGGAGGAGCGAACATGACGACCGGAACTGGCAATCTTCCCGAACTCCTGTGGCCCGGCATCAGCACGATCTGGGCCGACTCCTACCGGCGCTATCCGCCGCTCTGGAACCGCTTCATGATCCTGCGCCGTTCGAACAAGGCGTTCGAGAAGGAGCAGGGCGTGACGGGCTTTGGCCTTGCCGGGCAGAAGGACGATGGGGATTCCGTCCCCTACGTCGATATGCTTCAGGGCTATCAGCGCGAGTACGTCAACTTGACCTACGGGCTGGGGACGACGATCACTCGTGAGCTGATGGAGGACGAGCAGTACAACGTCATCAACAACGTGCCGAAGATGCTGGCTGAGTCGATGCGTCAGACCGAAGAGACGGTCTCAGCGTCGGTCTTCAACCTTGGCTTCAGCACGATGCTTGGTGCCGATGGCGTCTCGTTCTTCAACTCGGCGCACCCGAACGTCCGTGGCGGCACGCAGCGCAACATCCCCGCTGTCGCCTCGGACCTCACGCAGGCGTCGCTGGAGCAGTCGTACATCGACATCCACGACTGGCGTGACGATTCGGACCTGAAGATCAACCTCATGCCGGAGAAGCTGCTGGTGGCCCCCACCAACCGCTTCGTGGCGGAGAAGATCCTTGGGACGAAGTTCGCGGTGGGTTCGGCTGACAACGACATCAATCCGATGGCGGGCCAGCTTGACCTGATCGTGAACCCGTTCCTTACGGACCCGGATGCGTGGTTCATCATCTCCAACGCCAAGGCTGGTGCGACGTTCTACCGTCGTCGCAACGCTGAGATCACCCGTGACAACGAGTTCGACACGGAGATCCTGAAGACCAAGACGACGGCGCGCTTCTCGGTCGGTGTGACCGATTGGCGCTACGCCTACGGGTCGGCTGGCGCGTAAGACCAGAGTCAATCTGGCTGGGACAGGGGGGCTTCGGCCCCCCTTTCTCATGGGGTCCTTGTGAAGAGGGGACCCAAGAGTAGAGTCTCGGAAGATCAACAAAGGATCTCCCCATGACCGGAAAGACCCAGTTTCTCGGCCCCGTCGCTTCTGGCGTGGACAACGGCGCTCCCGCGCTCACGACCAAGGGCTTTGGACAGTTCACCGTGTGGACTCCCATCACGACCGTCCCCGTTACCTCGCTTCCGGTGGCCGTCCTGCCGTTCGACGCCATCCTTCGTAACATCAACATCTGGAAGGTCGGCGCTTTCACGGGCGAGGCGGTGGTCAAGTTTGGCACGGTCGCTGGCGGCTCCGACAACCTCGGCAGCGTGTCGGTCTCGGGCAACACGATCTATCGTGTAACCTCGGCCACGGCCCAGACGACCCTGCCGTTCAGCCACGCTGGCGTCTCGTCCCTTGGCACCCCGATCTACCTGTCCACGGGCGCGATCTCGGGTACGTCGTCGGCCCTTTCCTCGGCGGCCTATGTGGAGGTGGTCTACACCCGCATCAGCCTGACCGAGCGTCCCGATCTTGTTGCGGCGCACAAGGGCAATGACACGACTTATCAGGGGCCTGTTCGTTCCGGGGCGCAGGATGTCGGCATCCCGGCCCGGCTTGCCTGCGGCACCCTCAAGACCTCGCAGCAGGCTACGGCGGCCTCGTCCCCGGTCTCGGGTCAGGTCATCGGTGTGATCCCGTATGGCGGCTACCTCAACGAGATCAACTTCTACTGCCGCACGGCCCCGGCTGGCGAGGCGACGGTTCGCTTTGCCATCAACGGCGAGTCGGACAACCTCGGCAGCGTCTCCGTCTCGGCGGCGGGCGTCTATCAGGTCGCCCTGACCACGGCGGTTCGCGCGACGCTGGATCGCGGTCTCAACACCGGGTCGGCGCAGCCGGTCAGGATGTCGGTCCTTGCGGCCTCGGGCAGCGTGGCGGCCCTCCTCGGGGTTGGCGAGATCGTCTTCACCCGCCTCGGCCAGAGCGATGGCTACCCCGGTGTCGGCCAGAAGGAGACGACCTTTCAGGGTCCGATTGCCACGGGCCAGTTCCTCGGCACTTGGGGCGAGAAGAAGCCGGAGGTCGGTTGGGGCCGGTTCTCCAAGCTGACGACCAACATCACCTCCACCAACGGAGTGGTCTCGGGCCAGCTTGCGGGCTACCTCCCCATCGGCGCGGCGCTGGTCGGGATCAACTACATTGCCGGGACGGCTGCGGCTGGCGAGGCGACGGTTCGTGCGGGTACGTCCCCCACGGTCTTCACCTCGGACACCCTCGGCAGCGTCTCGGTCTCGGCGGCTGGCATCTACTCGGTCGTGCGCTCTACGGCTGCGGTGGCCTTTGATGGCTCGGGCGTCAACCGGGCCAAGGCCGGTGCCACGGCGCAGGCCATCTACATCAACGTCGCTGCCGCGTCTGGCAGCATCGCGGCGCTCTCGGCCAATGCGGCAATCGAGATCGTCTACACTCGCCTCGACCCCTCGATCTACGGAGTCTGATCCATGGCTCGCCCCAAGAACTGGATTTTCTCCCTCGCCAACGGGGAATCCACGACGATCTACTGGCCCACGGACACTTGGGTCTCGACTCAGGAGTATGCGGTCAACTTCCGCGTCATCAGCGGTGCCGGGAGCTTTGCCGCCGCTTGCTCCGCATCCTCGACCATCGACCGTGTCCTTTCGACCGGCGTCGTGTCGGCGCATTGGACGGAGCGCATCGCCTTCAGCACCGGAACGGCGGCAACCCTTACTGGCCCCGTGGCGGCTTGGCGCTTCACGGTGCGCTCCAGCGGCGCGACCACCATGGAACTGATGGCGCTTCAGGCCGGTCCTGAGCGCGTTGCCTGATGGGACGGTGGACAGAACGCAACCGCTGGCGTCGTGGCCGGTGGCTCGTCCAAGACGACGAGAGCGGGTTCGTCCACTATTCGGATCAGGTCGTCCGTCGCTGGGATGGTCTGTACGTTCGCAAGGACCAAGACGAGCCTATCGACCCGCAATGGTTCATCACCTCCGAGAACGACCCGGCACCGCTTCCGTTCGTTCGCCCGGAGGCCGCCGCTGGACCCGCTTGCAAGACCGGACTGGCCTACGACGCAAACAACAAGCCGATCAAGAGTTTCCCCGGCTACAACCTCTACATCGGCAGCAGCATTGGAAGCATGGAGATCGAGTGTTCCTTCATCGTCTTCCCTGACACAGGCCCCTATCCCCCTCGGTGACCCATGGCACAGCAGGACAAGGCAACGCTGAAGCAGGCTTTCGAGACGGGTGACGCGCCCACGGGCAGCGATTTCGAGAACCTGATCGACAGCCAGCTCAACCTCGCGGAGACCACGGCCCAGACGATCAACGGCCCGGTCAACTTTGCGGGTGGCGTCACGTTCGCCACGATCTCGGCGGCGGTTGTTGGTGGCAACACCGGCACCTTCGGGACCATCTCGGCATCCGGTGCTGCATTCACTCAGGTATCGGCCAACGGTATCTTTGGCCTTGCCAAGGCAGAGTGCTACGGCACGAGCAATGGCGTCATCTCCACGACGGCCATCAACTCCTACGTCGTGACCAACATCGGCACGAGCGCCGAGACGGTCAACCAGTTCCAGCACAACGGCAGCGGTCGCCTCACCTACACGGGGACGCAGCCGAAGTCCTTTATGTTCGACGTTGACTTCACGGTCAGCGGGGTGACGGCGGCGCAGAACGTCGGTGTTCGCTTGGGCAAGGACGGAGTCTCGCTTGCCAAGACTACGATGGAACTGCGTATGGCAGCCTCCTCCGCCCCCTATGCGGGCCATGTTGGCGGCATCGTGACGCTGACGGCCAACTCCTTTGTGGAGGTCTTTGCGACTGCCACGCTGAACGTGAGCAACATCGTCTTTGAGAAACTGAACCTTCGCGCCCGCGAGGTCTGACATGGCGTCCCCCTATCTCACGGTTCTTGAGATCGTCAACGAGGTCTGCGACCGGATGAACATCCGACGCGTGACCACGACGACGCAGAACCAGTTTACGAAGAACAGCATCAACCTCCTGAATGACATCATGGAGGAACTCGCGGACATGGGGACTTGGAACGAACTCCAAGCCTCTGCTGCGATCACTATGGTCTGCGGCCAGTCGATCTACACGGTTGGCACCACGGCCCTTACGACTGCCAAGCAGTTCATCCACTCGATCCAAGAGGTGTCGGTCTCCGGTCGCGTCCCGCCGCTGGAACCGATCTCGGACAAGAACGAGTTTCGGATGTTGAACCGGGTCAACAGTATTGGCCAGCCGTCGCGCTACATCATCGAGGGCGTGGATTCCATCGGCAACCCGCGCATCGGCGTCTTCCCGCGCCCGGGTGCGACCTATGACGGGAACTCGGCCTATGTGAAGTTCCAAGTCTTGCCGCCGAAGTACGTTGCTGGCACGGACGACAGCGTGGTGGTCCCGTTCCCGGGTCGCGTCGTTGTCCTTGGCCTTGTTGCTGCCTGCATCCTTGATGAGAGCGCAGGAGCCGAGACACGCCAGTATCAGGCAGCGCAGATGAAGTATCTGGCGTCGCGCAACGGCTCCCTCGGCAGGCAGACGGCCAAGACCGGAGAGTACGTCAGGGTGCAACCCGGCATTACGTCGAGGTCCTGATGCCCGAGCGGTATTACCAGATCGCGCGAAGGGGTCTGGCGACCAACTTCACCGAGACCGAGATCCCGCTGGACTACGCCCAGAGGTTCCGCAACCGCTTCATCAATGCGGCTGGTGGTGCCGAGAAGCGTCCCGGCTACGTCGCCATCTCGGGTGCGCTGCCGACCAAGGGCATCGTCACGGGCCTCCACGAGTATGTGGACAAGGACGGCACGGCCACCCTGTTCGCGTCTTCGGATGGCATCGTCTTCCGCTACAACGGCTCGTCGGCATGGACTCAGGTGTGGCAGGCCACGACGGCTGCGCGCATCCGCTCCGTGCAGTTTGATGAGAAGCTGGTGTTCTGGAATGGCGTGGATCGCAACGTCTACATCGAAAGCGCGACCGCCAATTTCGAGCGCCTACAGCCCCTCATGGAGCAGGGGACTTGCGGAACAGCAACATCGGCTGCGGCTCTTACGGATGCTGCGATCACCGATTGGACGGCACAGACCTTCGTTGGTCCCGGCGACATCGTGTTCAACGCCAAGCGGGGTGCATACGGTCTTGTGACCGCTGTGACCTCGTCGCGTGTCAGCCACACTCCGATCAGCGCGGCGGCCCGTGGGTTCGGGAACACCTTCGCTCCAATCAGCGGCGCGGCAGTTGGCGGCGAGCCGACTCCGGGTGACGGATACAGGATCTACGACAGCATCGAGTTGAACGTGGTCTCCAATGACGGGATCATGGACAACGTCGCGACCATCGTCTCGACCAGCACCAGTCCGACGCAGACCTACATCGCCGTGTCGGCTGACCGGGTGGCGAACTGGACGACCACGACGATGCGGAATGGCGACATCGTCCACAACACCACGAAGAACGCTGCGTCGTTCGTGTCTGAGATTCTGTCGTCCGGGTTCTTCGTCTCGCCTTCGATTGCGACGACCTCGGCTGGCGACTCCATTGTCCTCTACCAGTCTGCAATGCCGGTCGCGTCGTGGATCCATGTCCACTACGGGCGCGCGTGGATGATCGACTCCCGCGACCCGCGCAACGTCGTGGCTTCGGCGGCGAATGACATCCAAGACTTCACGGTGGACAGCCAGAGTCTGGAGACCCGCACCGTCGCTATCGGGACGCAGCAGCCGGGTGCGGATCCGGCGGTCAGCATCGCTTCGTTCCAGACGTATCTGGTGATCGGCACGGAGCGCGCGGTCTACGCTTTTCGTGGCACGGCACCGGCTGATCTGGAGCCCGCTGGCCTGTTCCCGCAGGGCATCATTGCGCGCGACAGCTTCGTGAACACCGGCAACGACCTGTCGTTCATCGGGTACGACGGGCTCTTGAGCATCAGCCTGCTCATCAACACCAACAACCTCCAGCGGTCGAACATCTCGGAGCCGATCAAGAACACGCTCCGCGCAATCATCCGCGAGGTCATCGACAGCCCAAACCCGTCTGTCCAGATCGTCAACTACCAGCGGCGCTCTTGGATCGTGATGAAGATCGCGAGCAAGCTCTACGTCTACAACTATGCCAACTTCGTGCTGGAAGACGGCAAGATCGTGGCCGGGGCGAGTTGGTCCGACTTCGACGGGCAGATCGGCTTGCAGAGCGTCCTCTACGTTCGCGCCAACTCCGACCTCCTGCTGGGCGGCGCTGACGGCAAGGTCTACCGCTTCGACCAGAACACCTACACGGACGACGGGGCGCTTTACCCGACCGAGTACATGCCCGGCTGGCTGAACCTTGAGGAGCCGCGCCAGTCGATGCGGATCAAGACCGGGTCGTACATTGTGCCGAACTTCCAAGTCGGTGGACGATCCGTCTACACCATCGAGGCGACAGGAGACTTCAACCTCCAGTCATACGATGTGATAACGGTCACGGCGCAGGACGAGTTTGGTGGCCGCCCCATCGGGACCTTTACCATCGGCAGCGACTTCGTTGGCATGGCGCGCACGGTGGAGGGCAAGAACCCGCTTCGTTGGAGGGGGGCGCATTTCCGCATTTCCTTCCGAACAAATGATCCATACGGCCCTGACGTGCTTGCCGGTTTTTCGGTATACGGGGACATCCATGGGAGACGCTGATGCTTGAGTTCCTTGCCCCCGCACTTGGACCCGCCCAGACCGCCCTTGGCCTTGCCGGGGCCGGTGCATCTGTCGCAAACCTCTTCCGAATGGGGCGTGACCGCAGGACCGAAAGGGCCCTTCGCGCGCAAGCCGAACGAGCGACCCAACTTTCGGAGGCCCTGACCAACCCGAATAGCCCTCTCTTCCAGAGCATGGCTGCCGACGCCCTCCAGCAGCAGCGCACGGCCCGTCTTCAGGGGATCTCGGACTACATACGGGAACAGGAGCGTCAAGCGCGCAGGTTCCCGGGGTCGGCAGGGAATGCCTCCTTCTACGCCCGCAATCCTCGCCGAGACGAGGCCATTGCCCGCGCCCTGATGATGGCCGGGCAGAACGAACAGGCACAGGCCAACCAGCAGGCCCGCCAGACGATCTCTGGTGGCTTGACGGCCCTTGGTGGGTCGATGCAGGCACTTGGCACGGCTGGCGGCCTTGAGGCCCAGAACCGCCTCATGCGTCAGGTTGGCGTCCCGTCCGGTCTCTTTGGGGCGGCGCAGTTCCTCCGCGAAATTCCGGGGGGCAGCAAGCCAGCGTCCCCCCTCCAATCGACAGCCCGGCGGCCATACAGGATGCCATACGAAGGGTTTGTCTTTAACCCGTCGTACAACCCGCTACAGATTCCCGGCGGCGGCATGGCCCCGACCTGATGTGAGGCGATCATGTCCGACTATCCCACATATGACGACGATAACGACAATGAGCAAGATGTGGCCGTTTCGCCTGCTGCTGACGCCAAAACTCGCGCAGAGCAAGTGGCGCTTGCCCTTGACTACCGCACCGGCTCTCAAGGCCCCGCTGCCCCGTCCTACTCCGCTGATGTCGCCAACTCGCGCAGTCGAGTCGCCAAGATCCTTGCCGACAGCCTGAAGGGTCTTGAGGGTACAAGTGGGCTTGAGCGTGTTGGAAACGCTGCCATGCAAGTCCTTGCGGGGCAGGGGAAGGTCAACTTCCCGCAAGCCATGGCCGCCATGCAGCAGCAGGACGTTGGCCGCGCCGTGAACATCGCCAATGCCTTGTCTGGCCTGTCGAGGGCCGAGAATGCCGGGCAGATGTCCATGAAGGACAGGCTCCAGCTTGCCCAGCGGCAGACTGAAGCCGCCGCTCGCGATGGCAATGCAGAGGCGCGGCTTCTCGAAGGGGCCATTAGCGGGCTTTCCAACAAGTACGCCGATCCCGCTGCCGCGCAGGCTGCCGCATATGAGTATGCCTTGAAGTGGAAGGAGCAGAACCCAAGCGCCACCATCAGGGACTTTCCACAACTGGCGGCTGGGATGAGTCGGGATCTCGCCTCCAAGGGATTCAAATTGGCGCGACAGCCGGGCGAAGACGGTGCTGATGCTGATCGTGGTGGCATTGTCGTGGACGAGAACGCCAACGTGGTGCAGCGCAAGTTGTGGGTGCCGTCAAAGCGTGAGCCCTTGAGCGACATCGAGAAGCAGATGAACCTTGCGCTCAGGGCTAACAACCTAGGCGAGTACGACCGACTCTACTTTGACAACCAAGCGTCCTTGGCCGCGAAGGCAGTTCGCGACCAACTTGGTTCTGAAGGGATCAAGGCTCTTGCAAGGGTTCGTGAGGCGCATAATACCGCTGTGGCTTCGTTCAACCTGTTTTCCCAGATCGAGAACAATCTGGATGAGAGCCCCAATGTCACCGGTGGGGCTGGCACCGTGGCGTCGTTTGTTGGTGGCGTCGCTGGCTTCCTTTTGCAAATGCGTAATCAGGTTGGAAACATCCTCAACGCGACTATCGCCGCTGGTGGGGCAGACGCAGAGGGCGCTCGTCGGGCGCAGGCGGCCCTTGCGAGTCCCGAATCTTCTGATGTTGTTGGGCCAGCCCTGAACCGCGCCATGGACCTTCCCGCCATCAAGGCACTTATCAGTCAGGGCGCGGATGCTGACGTTCTCAGGGCGAACATCGTGTCGCTTGCTTACGCCAACGCTGCTGCCAACGATGCGAGCGGTCGCTTCTCCGACAGGGACGTTGCGGCTGGAATGCAGCAGGCTGCGGCACAGTCGTCCAATCCGACATCCATGCGTCGTGCGATGGGTGAACTCAGGACCCGCTTAACCAACAACATGACCGCCCTGCTTCGCAATGCACCCGTGTTCAATGAGCGCGAAGTGTCGTGGTCGCCGACGCTCAACGTAGGCGCTCAAGTTGACCAGATCCTTCGCCCGGTGCGGGGCGCAGCCAGTCGTCGTGGAGCGCCGCCACCAGCGCCAGCCGCCGCTCCCGCTCCTGCACCCGCCCCAATTACACCCGCGCCCAATCCTCTTGAGGGTCGCACGGCAACGGACGCTCAGGGTAACCGCATCAGAATGCGCAATGGCCGGTGGGAGCCTGTGCAATGAGCGATATCCCGCAGGGCTTCACCCTCGATGAAGAGGATACCGGTCTTCCGCCGGGGTTCATTCTTGACGACGAGGCCGCAACCCCCGCACCACGGCAGCAAGGAGCGCCAGACTACGGCGGTGGCGTTGGTGGGTATGGAGAAGGAGTGGTGTCTGCCTCGCTCCCCATGCGTCAAGTCTTACGCATCACACCTCCAACCGGAAGCGCCTTTGAGAATTATCTGCGCGGCGGATCTCTGGCAGCCGTCACTCCACAGGAGATTGAGGCTCTTCGCAAGGACCCAGAGGCCCTTGAGCGACTTCGCAGGATTCGGCAGCAGAGGGCGCAGCAGGAACAGCAAGCTCCGGTCGGGACTGGCGGTCGTTTCTTCGGCATGTTTGTAGACCCCGGGGGTCTACAGGCTGCGCCTCTTGGCAGGATGGAGATACGTCAGGAGGTCGAGCCCTACGAGGCCGATGCCCGGCGTCGCTCAGGAGAGCTTGGCCCCGTCAAGTTTGGCGGCCTCCCCATTGCCGATGTCGCAAAACTTGGACTTGGCCGCAATCTTGAGGAGTCGAGTCGCGGACTTGTGGAGCAGTTGTTTGGTGCGGATGCAGCAAAAAGCGTAAGGATCATCAAGCCCGAGGGTCGCAAGGCCGACTATCGCGGACAGCCAACCGAGACCTTGCAGGCTTATGCGATCTTCAAGCGTAGCCCGGACGCTCCCTACGAAACGGTCTTCGATCCCCGCCAGCCAACCGCTGGTGGAGCGGCAGCGTCGGCAATCGAGGCCGCCCCGTCCATGGTCGCAGGGACAGCCGGTGGCGTTGCCGGTTCGTTTGTCAGCCCGATCATTGGCACCGCCATTGGCGCCGGCCTTGCGACAACGATTGCGGACTATGCAAGGCTCATTGCCGGGCAGAAGGCAGGAGTGATCCCAAGCGATGTCCCTGACATTGATCTTCTGACTGAGGCAGCAAAAAGGGGAGGGCTTGATGCCCTTTTTTCTGCCGGTGGCCAGCTTGTCTTGGGAACGATCTTGCGTAGCCAGAGGGGCGGCGTTCCAGACATTGGGATGGCCGCTCGCGAAATTGAAGCCCTGATCCGCTCCGGGCAGGTTGTCTTGAGGACAGCCGAAAGAGCGACTGGCCTTCCTGCCGGAACACTTCAGGCCACCACCGGGGCGCTCCTTAGCGCATCTCCGCGCGGCCGTGTTGTTCAGGAGATGGAAACGCAGCTTGCGCGGACTGGTGGCGATGCTGGAGTGACGCTCCGGCAAGCCGCCGAGGGAGTTCGCGCAGGCAAGGAAGCCCTCCAGACAAGCCCCGGGGTTCTTGGCTCCGAGTTCGAGACCACGACTCTGCTTGGGACGCGCATGTCCCCAAGCCAACTGGGCGAACGCATCCGTCAGATCGCCCCGGGGTCTCCTGACGAGGTTGCCATTCGCATGCAGCAAATGGCTCGCTCGCGTCCCTCGAATCCGCAGTACGGCCCCGCACAGCCATTCATTGATCCAACGGATCCTGCCGCAGGACAGTCCATTGCTTCTGCGCTTGAGATGGCAGAAGAAGCCGCAAGGGTGCGCTCTACCGATGCAATGACTCGGGTGCGGAATGCCGTAAATCCGAGGGCAAGAGGTCCCGCCCGAGAAGCGCAGCAGACTGCTCTGGATGAAGAGGCGCGCGGACAACTCAACCGCATTGCCGGTCTGGATCAGGCCGACCAGAGGATCATCACCCAGTTCCTCGATGACATCAACGACAGAGGTCTTGCGTACACTTATGAAGAGTACGCTTCCACTCTTTCCTCTCTTCGTCGAGCAATCAGGCAGGCGTCTGGGGCTCAACAGGGGATGGACACTCCAAACGTCGTCACCCTTATGCGTCTTGAGGAGGCCCTGACGCGAGACCGCAATGCCCTAGTTCGGCAGCGCGCCGGTCAGGGTGCCGTTGACCAGCTTCTTGACGCAGAGGCCGGATACCGTCAGGTCATTGATGGATACCGTCGCACGAAGCTTAACCAGTTCCTCGGCACGACTTCTCGTGGTGCCGACATCGTTGGCGACCAGTCAATCGGCGCTCGTATCTTGGGCAATGCGGAGACGGCGTCTCTTGTCTCGAATGTTGTCAACGCGCAGAACTTCCCCCTTGAGCGCGAACAGATCAGGTCGATGCTGCGATTTGAGTTGGCTCGCGAGGGTGGATACCTTCGTGAAGCCCTCGGGACCACTAGGAGAAGCGCGGAGCGGGGCATCGAAGGGCAGAAGTTCCTCCAGTACCTAGAAAGCAAGCGTCCCATCTTGCGGCAGTTCTTCTCCGACTCTGAAATCAGCCAGCTTCGTGGCATCGGGGAGTGGTCAGGCCGCATGCGTAGGCTCTTCGGTGTCGATGACCTGAAGAACATGGGGGATTGGTTCGAGAAGTTCTGGTCCAATGCAGACGCCCGTCAGGCCACGGAACTGATGAACCGCCTCAATCGGTACGACAGGAACAATCCGGGAGAGAACATCACGGATACTGTTCGGGCCTACGTCAGGAACCGACTTGCTCAGGACATCACGAACGCCCCAGAGCGATCCGGGTACATGCCCATGATCGACAAGGACAAGCTGTTCGCCCTGCTTCAGGGGAAGCCGCAGAGGATCGAGTGGCTCAATGCCGTGGTTGATCCGGGTTGGGCTAACAGGTTCCGCACCGTTGAGCAGGCCCTTCGAGTTATGGAGCCTCCGCCGGCCAACGTTGTGCTGAGGGAATCCGAGCGGGCTGGCAGGCAGGAGCTATCCAAGATGCAGGAGGCAAAGGTTATCGTCCTTGGCACCCTGAACCGCTTGGCTGCTTTTGCCAACCGACAAATCAACAAGGCCATTCCCGGCGCCCAGAAGGCATTTGCCAGAGCCATGGTTGATCCAGACTTCTTCCTAGCCCTCGTGAGGGCCGGGGAACGGACGGCGGGCAAGACATCCGCCGCGCAGGCTCTGGCGGTTGGAGTCAACGAGTACACGAATGCGTCGGAGCAGGCCAACAGACTTGGCCGTGCCGCTGCGGAGTCTGGTCGCAGCGCCGTGACCAGCGTCATTCCAATCCAACAGCAGTAGGAGATCCCATGAAGAAGATGTCCAAGGGCCAGAAGAAGGTCGATAAGGTGATGGGCGAATACAAGCGCGGGACGCTTCACAGCGGCTCCGCGAAGGGACCCGTCGTCAAGAAGCGGGGGCAGGCAATCGCCATTGCCCTCTCCGAAGCCAACATGTCCAAGAAGCGGAGGAAGTGATGCCCAGCCATTACAACTACGAGAAGTACAAGTCCAAGGCCGAGAAGGCCCGCGAGTACGGGGGCAAGAAGTCCATGGCCTCGTGCAGGGTCAATTGCCAGTACCCTACTGGCACAACCCCCTCGGCCAAGGTAAGCATGGGAGCGCAGAAGACGACCCCGGCGCGCCGGAACCGCAGCTACTGAGGGTGCCATGACGGCCCTGTCGAAGACCGCCCTGAAGGCCCTCTGGAAGGCTTACTTCCAGCCCACCAGCGCAGACTTCAGCAACCTCATCGACTCGTGGACGGACTACTCCGATCCGCTGGCGATGGCGCTTGCCGATGTCTCTGCCGGGGCCACGGGGATCGCGGTCTTCGACTCCACAACCTCCGCAAGGATCGTCCCGGTCGGCAACACGGGTGTGGCGCTCTTGTCCGCCAACACGGCTGCCGTCGCCCGGACGACCCTTGGGGCGGGTGCTGTGGGCGGAGCCATCTTCACGGCAGCCACGACGGCGGCGGCGGTTGGCAACCTCGGGGCGGGGACGATTGGCGGGAACGTCTTCCAAGCCACGCAGGCCAACTCGGCTGCGGCCCTGTTCGGTGCCATCAACAACATGGGGACGACGGCGGGGACGATCACGCTGAACCTCAACACGGCCCTCAACCACCGCATGGTCATCTCGGGTGCCGTGACGTTCAATGCCGTCACCGGGGCGCTTCCGGGTGCGACGGGCGTCATCGAGTGCATCCAGAACGCCTCGGGCAACCACGCGGCGACGTTCACCAACTCGTGGATCTGGGAGGGCGGCTCCTTCCCCGGCCTGTCCACGACGGCATCGGCTCGCGACATGGTGGCGTACTTCGTCGCTGAGACCAGCGTGATCTACGCCCGCATCAGCAACGGATTTGCCTGATGTTCGGCGCGCACCCGATGTTCCGCATTGGCGGCGGCGCGGGCTACGAGATCCCGAATTCGCTGCGCTTCCGCGCAAGCAACAACGCGTTTCTGGCGAGAACTCCTGCCACCGCATCTAATAGAAAAACATGGACGTGGAGTGGATGGGTCAAGCGGGGTGGAATTGTAAGCGATCAAGCCCTATTGCAAATAGGCACCGCATCGTCTGATTCCACGTTTTTCAGATTTAGGTTTAACTCTACAAACAAAATAACAATTGGCGGCGGA